TGCGTTGATATCATTATCTGCTGTACCAGTTCTTAATGTAGATTCCATTAATCTGTTAGCAGTGAACTGAAGCTGTCGTGGTACGATTAACTTCATACCTTTGATAGCTGTTCTTAAGCCTCTTTCATCTCTGAAATCAGCGATATCAATTAATGCTTGCTCAAGTGATGTTTCGTTTAGGTCAGCATCTGTAGACAGTCTGTTTGCTAAGTAACCACCTGATTGAAGTGGGTGTTGTGTATTGATAAGTGATACACCGTCACCACCAGGGTTGCTACCAGCAGCGCCTGCTGCAGCGAAAGCGTTGTTAAGAACTGCAGCAGCCTTAACTTGCTTTGTGTTTGCCATTGAACGAGCAAGTGCTCTTGTATATCTAGCAGCAAGTCTGTCATAGAGGTTGTCCTCTACAGCTTCCTCAGTGATAGAGAATGCAAGTGCGATTGTTTCGTGTGTATAACGAGCTGTGAAAGTTTCGTTAGCTGTATCGAATGCAACACCTTCACCTTCTTGTTTGGTAGGTGCAGTTCCGAAACCTGCTAACATTACTTCTTCTTCAAATGCTCTGTCTGATGACTCAGCGTCGAAGATTTCAGCATGCTCATTATCATAACGTGCGTATTCCAAGCCGAACAGAGCGTTCAAACCTGGCTCTAACTCTTTAACGAGTTGACTTCTTGATATAGCCATAGTTTAACCTCCTATATGCCTGCGGTATTAGCACTGTAAAGGTGCTTATTCCATTTAACGACGATGTTTGCGTTGTTAGCAGTAAGATCTGAGTTCTCAGGATCTCCTGAAATTCCAACAATTTTAACAGCAGTGTTAGCACCAGTTGAAAAAGTTTCACTGTTTACTTCTGCTTTTGAAGTTCCACTGTGTGTAGAACCAGCAGTGTAAACTAAGTTAGCTGTTTCACCGATGTTAGCGTTTGCCATTGCGCCAGATACTTGAACTTCAAATAACTGGTTTGGATCGTCTTGTACGAATGCTTTGATGATTCCGTCATAGCTAGATGTGCTTGCTGGAAAATAGTTAGACCATATGGGTTTTCTTGTGGTAACGTCAACGTATTGACAACCATTGAAAACACCTACTACTACGTCAGCAACACCATTAGCTACTTCAATTGAACCACCAGTTACCATCTCAACAGGATCTCCCTGAAAGATGGCGGTTCCATAACCGTTAGCGATGAGGTATTGAGTTTGGCCATTTGTTGATGGACCAGATCCCTGCATCCTTACAGCTCTGAAACCGAAAGGGGCGTCTTGATTTGCCATGTTAATACTCCTTTAAAAGTATGTGTTGTTATTAGTAAGTGTTACGTCTAGGTCAGAAAAAAAATTATTCACTTTTTTTCGAGCCACCGAACGTAACTCTAGTTTGTCGCTCGGGCTTACTAATTGGCATGGAAGGATGTTGCTCCTTTAGTAGATCGTTATCAACAGCATCCTGCTGATCGTGGGCGAGAGTAGTGTAATATTCATCTCTCTCTTTTGCGACCTCTAATGGCACCTTTGCCAATAATAATCCTCCTACCGATACAATACCTTTGTGCTTTCCTTCGGACTCACTAGGAAAATCAAAATCAGGATATTCGTCTGCTCGGACAAGTTCATAACCTTGTCTAATTCGACCAATAACATTTTTGTTATCTTCATATCCTCTTACTGATTCCCTAATCCATCTGAATTTATAACCCTCAGGTGGTGTCGGTGTATCAAGCGAGCTTGGTAGCTGCCAATGTTTTTTGCGTGCTTCTTTATCCCTTGTGGATGCAGATCTAGGTGTCTTATCTATAGTCATAATGTTACCTCCTCTGTAACTTTAGTTTTTCCGACGCATATTGCTCGTTGGAAAGACCAAGTCGTTTTGCGATAGCCGCTTCTGAACTTGACAACTTAACTACGTTGCGTCCTGTGCCTCTGTTTCGATGTGCGCTTGCAACAGTCTGGACGGGCTGTTGCCGTGCGGGTTCTTCGTTAGAAGAATTTTGTTCAAACTTATGAGGAAGATTTTCCCTCATACGTTTATCAATCTCACTATAATAGTAATCTGTGCGAGGATCAATACCCTGATTAACTAAATCTTCGTGAATTGCGTAAGCAACGTTGGTCATAACCTTATCTCGTCCAAACCAATCGTTTTTTTCTGCCCAAGATTCTGCTTTTGGATCTTTAACAAGAGATTGCTCTTGTCTTTGAGGTATTTCTATCTCTTTTTCCTGTTTAGGAGCCTTCGCTAAAGCCTCTTGTTGAGCTTTCATCTGCTCATATCGAGTTTGTTCTGCACCTAATCGTCCGATTTCTAGTTGTGCAGACGCAACGGCATCATAATCTTGATCTTCCATTGCCTTTTTTAGCTTTGCTTTTGCAGCTTCTAATGAACCAGTGACTCTGCCACCAAATTCACTCATATATCCTGTATTAAGTTGAGATAATTCTTGTTTAATTTTATCTCTTTCCGCCTTAATAGCTTGAGCAATTGCTATTGCTTCTTCTTCACGTCGTCTAGATTCACCAAGTTGATAAGCATATTCATCAAATCTTTTCTGAACAGACTTACTATAATTTTTTTTAGAATCTTCTTTTGATTCCTCTGCTACTTCTTCTTGTTTAGGCTCTTCAACAACAGGTTCTTCCTGGTCATTTGCCTCAACTTCAAAAGTTTTTTTCTTTTGAGGAATCTCAATTTCATTTTCTTCTGTTTCAGAAGGAATATCTTCTGATTCTACTTCTACAGAATACTCTTGCATTTTTTTATTGCCTGATTGCGCTTGCAGTTCAGCCACTTGTCTATCTACTTCGTTCATGTGTATACTCCTAAAATATCTTCAGGGCTATTTACTGTCCCTAAAATTTCATCATCATTTAAAATTCTGAGTTCACCTCCCTCGATTTTGATTCGAGATCCAGCATATCGTGCGATGATTACCCAATCGCCTTTTTTACACCAAGGTCCATTTGGAAATTTGTCCTTATCAGCGTAAGCGTCAGGGCCAACTTCTAGAACTAAAGCACAAACAGAAGCAATTTGTTGCTCTTCTACTGCTTTGTCAGTTAATAAAACTCCACCTTTAGTTTTTCCTACACCTCTGTATGGTAAAACTATCAATCTCCAACCAGTTGGCTTGGGGACTTTACTAAGGTTAGTCTTTTTTTCTTCTTCTTTTTTACTAGCGGGATCTATCCCCACTATTTTTTTGTCGGGCATTATCAGCCCCGTCGTCGACTTCATCGTCTACCTCCCATTTGCGAAGCAAATCCCTAACATCTGCATCGAGTTTGCGAAGAGAAGTGAGCTGCCCAACTAGGTATTGGTAATTCGCCCAGTCCTCTACGTTTCCGTCTATAATTACAGACTTTACATCTTCTTGTCTAGTCTTTATTAGACGTAAAATTGCTGAATATATATTATCTTGCACTATTTTGTAATGTTTTTACTTTTTTCAAAAGTTCTTAGCCCTGCCATTCCGAGCAAAGCCATGACTAAAGGCATCAATTGTTCCATATTCATCTGAGGAAGTGGCCCAACTTCAACTTGAAATACTCCTAAAAAGAACACGATAAAAGGCTTAAGTACAAATTCGAAAAATATGGCCAATGCTGCACTAAACCCAATGAGGGGTCTCCAAGAGCGTTGCAAGATGCCTGAAATATCTGTAGCTGTAGATTGAGCATCGGCTAAATTAATATCCATTTGTTTTGCATTGATTTCATTTTCTAGTTCTTGAAGTCTAATTTTGATTTTACCTTTTTCTCCTTCTGAAGTGTGGACACTGTCGATAACTTTACCGACAGTTTCCACTAAAGATCCGCCTAATAATTTAGATAACATATTTTGCGATTGCCCAACCTGCAACTAATCCTACGACTAGCCACTTTTTCTTAGGGTGGTCATTCCAGAGTTTTTTAATTACATCCATTAGAATACTCCTTTAAATTTAGTTCCACGAATTGCAGAACCTGTTCCTCTCATTCCCTGAGAGTTTGGACCCTTTTTAGGGGGAACTGTTTTGGTTAGTCTTTTACCTTCAACCGAACCACCATCTTTATATCCGAAACCTGATTTAATGTCATCCTCTGATATGACACCTGCATCGAGCAAATTCTTTTGTTCGTCTAAATCAATTGATCTGTCCTCTTCCATTTTTTTAAGAACACTTTTTTTAGAGTAATACTCTTTTTTCTTTTTCTTTTTAAACTTTTCGCTAGGTGCTTTTCTTGTTAGTGGTGGCATTAGAATACTCCTTTAAATTTTGTTCCACGAATGGCTTTGCCATGACCACGAACCATTCCGCCATTAGCTTTTTTTACAGGCTCTTTTTTTTCTTTAATCTCTTCTAACTTGTCATAAGCTTTTTTATATCCATATCCAGTAGCTGCAGTTCCAGCAGTTGCTATTCCAGCACTTCCACCTACTACTGCTTTTTGTCCAGTAGACATTGGTGGATTATTTACCATGTCTTTAAATGCATTTGAAGATTTTGCTTTATCAACAGCTTCTTTTCCAAATTTACTTACAGCTTTTTTAATTCCTTTGTTAAGGATATATTTAGATATTGCTTTTACGCCTAGTCCTAAACTCATTAGAATACTCCTTTGAAACCTTTTCCTGTAATCGCTGCCCCTGTACCACGAACCATTCCACCATTTGCTTTTTTAGTAATCTTCTTTGCCATTTTCATTTCTTTTTCAGTAGCGGGTCTTAATCCTATTTCAAGAACCATTCCGCCTTCTTTCATATAGCCCATTTTGTTTCTTACCTCTGAAGGTAATTTTGAAAGACCTGGGTTTTTCTTTTTATCAACTGGTTTTAGTGCCATTAGTGTACTGTCCTATTGTAAAGAGGTATAACCTCGTATTTATAATTTGCCAATAACTTTAACAAATCTTGTGTCTCTTTCAAACCTAATTCTTTGTTCATGGCCCACTGTCCTGAAGCTAATAATGCACTAGCAATGGCCAACGGATCAATGCCCTGTGCAGTATAAACTGCAAACAATGCTTTAAATTCATTTGTTAGAGAAGTAACTGCTTCTTGACTTATATCTTCCCAGGGATTACTTTTTTCTTTTTTTGACATTCGATTTACCTGCCTCACTTAATGCAATTGCTATAGCTTGTTTCTGAGGTCTACCCTCTTTTTTAAGCTTTCTTATATTAGCACTAATTGTCCTCTGACTACTACCTTTTTTTAGTGGCATTTAATCTCTCCATTTGAACAGCAGTTCTCATATTTTGAATGTCATACTGCTGTTGAATTTTTTGTGAGTCATAAGATTTCTTATAACTCAATCTGTCTTGTTCTAGTTTTTGTTTTGCTAAATCATCTGCAGCATCTAAATTTAATTTCTGTTGCTCGATGTCTAACTCTCTTGATTTAATCTCCACCAACGGATCTTGTTGAGAACCAAATCCTAAAGCTTCTTGTTCTTCAGCTACCATCTCATCTAACTTCGCAGCAATCTTCACTGCCACCTGTTTTTCAATTTGTGCCTGGAACTGTTGTTGCAGTTCTGGTGGAACCTGTCCGCCAAACTTCATTGCTTGTCTATTTAGCTCTGGTGTAATTTCCTGCATGACTTCGTTGCGTGATTGAGCAGAAACGTGCTCGGTAATATGTGCTTGTAAGATGGTCATCACCTGTGGATTGTTTCGTACCAAATAAGAACTCATAAAGGCTCTGTGTGCTTCGATGTGAGCGTTGTGATCTTGTTCTGGGAATACCACTAAGGATTGCATTCTTAGTGCTTGTGCATCTTCTATACCTGGATCTAATGGCATCGGTTTAGCAGGAGGCGGTAGAATCGATTCTACTTGTTGGACACCTAATGCTATATACATTCTTCGATACGCTTCATACAAATTATGAATCTGTGGATTGCTTTGGGCTAATTGTAATTGTGTTTGTGCTAACATAATTCTCTGACTCATGGAGAACATGTTAGGATCAGATACGGGTTGGACATCAATCCTGTCGTCAAAGTCCGTTGCTTTAATAGCTCTGTTACCACCTGCTACATTGTACGGATATTCAGGAGGTAGTGCTGTTGCAAATAATTTTGCTAGTAATTCAAATTCTTGTTTTTGTGCAGCGTGACATCTTTTGTGAATAGCACTCATCACTTTTGAACCTTGCTCTAAGAGAGCCATAGTGGTACCGACAGGGTTCGCTTGGGAACCTTCTCCCACTTTCATATCGGCAATAGCAGCGAATCGTCGACCACTGTCCACGACATATCCTAATAACTGAAATAAAGTTGCATCAGGTCCTTTGTAAGGAAGAGGCATTAATGCATTGCGTAAATCTCCTCCTGGCGCATCAATATCTCTAAACTCACCAGGCATTAACGGTTGTTCGTCATCTCTGATTCTTAACCCTCTTGATTTAAATCCCGCAGGCAAGTTGGATAAGGTGCCTGCATCGAGCAGTGCTCGTAGTGCTGCCGTAGCGGTTCTTGTCAAACCACCGAGCATGTGCACTAAACCGAAACCATAAAATCCAAGACCCGGTAAAAACTTGAAATGGACAAAATACTTTTGTCGAATGAACAACGGATCGTTTTCTACATAGTTTCGATAAATAGATAATACTTTTCCTGTGCCTTGTTCGAGGGTTACAACGTAAGGCAACTTCAGTCCTGTGGGCTCACCATCTTCTCCAAGATTTTCAAAACCTTCTAAATCTAAATCAACGTGCATTTCGAGTAATTGATACTGACCAGAATACTCTGATTTTTTCACGCCTTCTAATTCATCGTACTTTTCCTGAATATCGGAATACGAAGAATATAAATCGTCGTTATCATCGATATCTATGTTTCGATAAAATCCAGAAAGCATTTGTCTCTTCAAATCATTCGGAGAAATTTTGATAATGTGGGTGATGCGTTCTGCATCTTCTAGTTCGCT